CTCCCGGCGTGTGGTAGGTGGCGTTTGCCGTACCGGTAACAGGGAACTGGGCTTCCTTACCGCTGCTAATCGTGCGGACACGGTGCAGAGGCATCATAACATTGTTAGTCTCAAAAGTAGTAATAATCTCTCCTGAGAACATTTTAAGAAACAACGCATCGTTGTCCACGGGCGTGATGCTGCTGCTTTTGCCAGGTCTACTGGGGTTTGTAAAACTATAACTAGACATAAAAACTCCTATAAAATTGAATTAATGAATAAATGAATGGCAAAAACAACACCGATTTAAATAGTTATCCCTCGCAAGGGGCCACAAAATCAAGGCGCTTTTTGGCTTGCCAAATGCCTGAAAAGAAAACCCCCGCAGTAAATTTCTCTACTACAGGAGTTGAGATGTAATAATATAAAAATAATTTTATTCGGGTACTTCAGCTACCCACCAACCCGCTTCAAGCCTCACCTTGTTTTGAGACTTGATCTTTGTTCCGTCCTTCTGAACAACAAACACTCTGGTTTCCACCGGTTCCGCAATTTGTACTGGTGTTCTCGGAGGAACAAGAATCACGGTACTCGCGCACCCGGTCAATAAACTTATGCTTAACGCCACCGGCAGTAGGATCGGCGTTTTTAGCTTCAACGTTTTTAGTAGATAACCCATATAAAAATTCCAGTAAAGCAGAAAACAAGCCTTTTAACATCATCATCATTCTTTATTCGCGGCGTCTTTTGCAAAAATTAGACCAAGCCCCGCAACGGCAGCCGCAATAGCGCTTGTATAGTCTGGGCTTGTTGCGGGATCTCCGTCAAAGAGTGCTGTAATCAGAGCGCACAAGGACGACAAAATAGCTGCGATTCCAAGAACAGTTGTGTTTTTGTTTTTCAATTTTTATGCTCCTAAAACGTTTGAAAGTGCAACCCTTGATTCTACCTCTTTACGATATGCAGGGTCTTTATCATATCGAGGATCTTTCATTGCTTGCACAATTTCTGCAATGCTTCGGTATGCTCCAGACGAGGATGCTGTGGAGGTTTCCCCAAGAACCAGAGGCGTTTTGCCGGGAACCCCCGTAGAAGCGTACCAACGGGCTTTAAGGCCATCTACAGCAAGGTTAATAGAGCTTGTGTTGCCAGACGAAACCGTTGAGTTAAAAGCCTCAATTTCGCCCTCATCGAGGTTTTCTGCTGCCCATTCAACCATCTGTGAATAAGCCTCTCTGCCTCCCGCTCTAGACATAATGGAATTGTTCTGGGCTTCCATTAAACTTTGTTGCCCCTGAATATAGCTTCGAACAAAACTTTCTGGATATCCCAAATTAACGATTTTCTTAATAGAATCTTCGCTAACAGTTCCGGTTTCCGAAAACTCTTTGTGGAAAGGTTCTAATGAATTAGAATCGGGCGCTTTGGTTGGCTCGGGAATTTTGGTTCCTACTTTGCGCTCTAACTCTTTATAAGCCGCCGCCATATCTTCAGGAGTGGCAAACTTTTCAGGAAGCCAAGACGGTTTTGATTCCTTTGCCGCCGGTTCCCCAGATTCCGGTTTATTCTTTTCTTCTGCAACCGAAGCTTCCTCTTCCTTTTTACGGATGCTTTCAATATAGGCCTCTTCCTTACCTACCTCTCCGTTTACTTCTTCGGTGCTACGATTAATAACGATTTTTTGTGTTTCGCTCATTGTGGGCTAACTTGATTTTGAACCATGTTTCCTATTGTTTCTGCTGCTTTCGGTCCGGCCATTTGTAACAACTGTTGTTGCTGCGCCATTTGCGCTTCTTGCTGTAACTGCTCGTCTGTTTTGATAAGTCCCATTGTATCAATACCTAGAGAAGCTGCGCGCCTATTTAAATATTCTTTTAGATTAAGGAAATTTCCCAAAGCTTCTGGACCTACCAACTGGGCAATACCGCTTAAGAAGATATCTAACCTATTAAGATCATTACCTCTACCCAAAGCATCTATGCCTGTTACAATAGTAGGAGTAATAAACTTTTTGTTCATTTTGGGCATTTTTTTCTCTTTTGTTAGCCGGTCTACAATTCGGTTGACAAGAGGAAGTTGGAATTCTAGTGAAAGAATGCTGTAAATACCCCCTAACTGGCGCTCTATGCTTTGGGTAACTAACCTAACTTCTTCAGCCGTAACCCGTTCTGCATTTCTAATACTGGCTTCTGTAAGCATAAACGCATAGCTTAGGCGTTCGTTAATAGACCCCATTGTCTGAAGGGCTACAGATAAATCGCCTGATTTTTGAGCTTGTAAAACGGTTACATCTGCGGCATTTCCTTCGATAATAGATCCGTTTAAGCTTTGGGCAATTTTCTTAGCCCGTGTCGTTCCTACGGGGTTAACCAGAAAAACAATCTTTGACATTACAGCCGCGCTCTCAACAATGCTTTTAGAAAGACTGTCTAGAGACAACAAATCCCCAAAGTATTGTTCTACATAACTACGTCCATAATCTTCTCCGTCAACCCTGTGCATTCGCAGGGCAATAAATGGACTCTTTTCTTCTGGATAAGTCGTGTAAGAATCCGGAATAAGCTTTCCGTTTATTTCTTGATAGATCTCTACCTTGTTTTTTTGGGAAAGATGACAACAAGTATAAAGGTCTATATTACTCTCGTATTGGGGAAGGTCTCCCACAAAAGGCAGCAACTCTGGGCTAAGGGAAGAAACCGAAAGCTTTTCTTTTAGAATGATTTTCTTTATTTTTCCGAGAGAGCAGCGTTTTACAACATAGTTGTCTAATCGGAAAACACGCATTCCTCCATCGTCTGGGAAATGAACGAGGACGTTTCCTACAACCAATAGCTGCTTAAGGGCCTCAAACAAAGAAACTCGGATTGTTTGCCCTTCTATATCGCGCATTACAATCCTCTCCATTTCGGAAAGGCTTGTCTCTGCCTCCGTTTTTGCTTGCGGGGAGAGGGAGGCTAGGTTTTTTGATGCTTTAGGGTCAATGACAAACCTAAAAAAGGGCGCGTTTGGGGGAAGGAGGGATAAAAGCAAGGCCGAAGCCAGATTATTTACCCCCCGTGCGCCTACAGATTGATAGGGCGTAGGAAAAAAGGTAGCAGATTGGTCCCCCTCGTCCGGTAACAAATGGGGCAGGGTTAGCCTAGAACAGTCTCGACCTCTGGTTAAATACGAATATCTTTCTGTCTCTAACTTTAAATACTCGCTTTTTAGGGTTCCCATCGTTTTTGGTTATGGCGTTGTTTTACCGCCTGAGGAGCCTCCTGCTCCGGGAACGCTAACTCCATAGCCGCTTTGAGGCTGGATAACAAGACCCTTCTTACCACGCCGCTTCATGGTTTGTTCGTTCTGAACCTGAGGCTTCTTAGGGGCCGCTTGCTTAGTAGGTTCCGTTAGCCTAATAATATCCGTTCGACCACCAAGGTTATACTGAGGTGGAGGGGGAGGGGGAGAGGGTGCGCCACCAGAACACATCATTGGATTGACTCCATCATTGAATTTGCTCCATATAAAGGGTTTTTAAAAACACAACAACAGACCGCTGCCCAGATCTATAATAGATTTCATTGGACGTTTCGGCTAAAGAGGCACATTGTTCTGGAAAGTTTTGGTCTAAAAATTTTACCAATTCTTGGGTTACGATTGGGATTTTTTCGTATTCCAGTTCCTTAGAAGGCTTGTTAATCATTTTTAACTACTTTCTTGCTTTGAATATAGGCGTACAAAATAATAACATAATTAATTACATCCAGAACAGTATCCCTAAGAGCCTCGTCTTTAACCTTAAAAGAACCCGTAGTAATGAATGTGGATAGCCGGGACATCTTGTCGGTAAGACGAACCATGATACCCGCCTCTGTTGCACAAACCCCCATAGATTCACATCTGGTAAAGTTTAAGAAGGGGTGGGTGGAGTCTTTCCCACCACTATAATCGTGGTTTTTACGCTCCGACAGAAACCTAGCCTCTTCGGTTAGCTCCCTGTGAAGGTTTAAAAGCCATTGCCTATCGGTTGTTTCGTTTTTATTTACGTTTGTTGTGGAGTCCATAATTTAACCTCTTGTTTGTCCCAATCGTATTCACCCGATCTAAGAATCCTAGCACAACGAGCCTGTACTAAAGCGTGGGAAGAAGTATACCCAGAATTTACAAAAGCCTGCTCAACCTCTTCCCAAACACCTTTCTTTAAAATTTTATCTGCCGTTACAGGACCGACTCCCTCAAGACCCGGATACCCATCGGTTTTATCTCCCATTAAAGTTTGTTTTAAAAAGAATAGGTCGGCTTCTTTTTCTTCAATAAACCGTCCTCGCTCGTCTTTGTCTGGGTTCCACAACCAACCGGGGATTCCGTTTAAATCCTTATCTTGCGACACGATGATAGTGTTTTCTGCTTGCATTAAGCCAAGAACATCATCGCCCTCTATCTTATCCTCGCACAAAACTTTGTATTTTTCCTTAAACAGTCTTTTGATAGCCGCATACCCGCAGGGCTTTCTACAAACTTTTCTGTGCGCTTTGTAGGGAGGATAGATCTTTTTCCTGAAAATATCGCGGCCAGAGAAAGCGATAACACACTTTTTCACTTCTAACTTATTTAACCAAGATTCCAAAAGCGTTTCGCTAATGTGCATCGCTTCTGGAATGTTTGCATAAGCAATATCGACATCATCCCCAAAACTTGCAGTAAATTCTGTAATTTTACAAACAGAATAAACAAGAATGTCTCCGTCTATTAAGGCAGTATCAACTTTAGAATAGTCGGTCAATTTATTCTCCTGCTTCGATACACGCGCTCTCCAAAATTTTAGTTAGCCCCAAAGATCCATGCATGCTGCTTTTAATGCAAATTTGGTAGCTGTCTGTATCAATCTTTTTGTTGGTGGGAACATAGCCAACAAATATCATTTCTGGAAATCGGTTTTTTAATTCTTCTAACAACTCGCTTGTTTCAAGATATTCAAGAGGGGTAGGCATTTTTTAAATCCTTTAGTTTTTTAAGAAGTTTTACTTTTTTGGACTTAGAGTTTTTGTTGTTTCTTAGCGCACAAAACTTCATTAACGTTTCTATTTGGTTGTGCTTTATAATACTATATTTTTTAACCGCTCGTAAAAAATTAAGTGCTGAAGTTCCGTAAATAGACCAAACATAAATTTGATCGTCTTTTGACTTGCTTCTAACATTCCCGCCCCACTTCTTCCGCAACTTGAACAGGGGGTGTTTGTGTTTGTTGGTTATTTCTACGGTAGGAGAGTTTTTGAAATAAACACACCCTTCTCCATCCAAAAACCCTGCGGAATATGCGTTAATAGTGTTTCTGCCTAAAGCCATTTGCTCTTCCTTTCAATGTGTTTCTGACCAGTTTGATCCAACACGATAAGCCCCATCTAACGGGCATCTAATACCCAACGTCCCTCTCACAGCCTGAATACTAGACACAGCCATTTTACCAACATCTTCGGCATAAGCGGGATGAACACTAAATTGATACTCGTCATGGATGCTTGCAACCTGATTTACCAATACACCACCGATCTTCAAAGCATTAAACCTTTCCCACATAATTATGCAGGCTTGTTTCATAATCACCGCACCCGCAGACTGGAGCAGGGTGTTTAGGGCGGCGTGGGGCGAGCGAGGATACAGCGGACGTCCATCCAACCCCTTTAGGTATCCATAAGAATTAAGAATCCTTGCTAGGTTCTTCTTAAGAACAGCAAAGGCAGGAACACGATTCTCAAAGCTGTTCCTAGCCTCCCGACCCCCGTTATGACGCTCCAGTACAGCCCCCAACTTATCGTCTCCCGCGCCGTAAATAAGAGCGTAGATAGCACCCTTAGATTTATCGCGGATTTTCTTATGTTCGGGGTTGTTCTTATCCTGCTCTTCATCCGTGAGACCAAACGCAATAGCATTGGTCCAATGAATGTCGCCATTTACCAACTGACTAGCGTAATCTCCGTTGTCATATTTACCCAGATAGTGAGCCAAGCAGCGCAACTCTAGCCCGGAAGCGTCCACCCCCACAAGCCTGTACCCGCTCTCTGGAAGGAACAGAGAACGGTATTCGGCCTCAGAAGGAACCTGAGCTAGGTTTGGCTTGGAGTGGGTGCAGCGGCCTGTAATAGCCCCGTTGGTGTTTACCCGACCATGTATCCGACCGTCCACACAAAGCTTTAGCCAAGCCTCCTCACCCTCCGCTAACTGACCCAAACGTTTTTGGACGGTTAAATACCTACTCAAAACCTGTCCCTCAGGAAAAGGAAGTTCCGATAGGATAGATTCGTCAATTCGCACCCGACCGTCTGGAGTAAACTCCTTAGGCTTCCACCCGTACTTTTCGATAAGCCTTTCGGCAATCTGCATCCTACTTGCGGGATTGAACTCCTGAATCTTCTGCTTTAGAGCCCTTCCTGTTTTTGTAGACACGCGGTCTATTGTCTTTGGGGGGAACAACAACTTCATATTTGCTTCGATATCGACCATCTCTTTTCTTAAAGAGGCATGAAGCAGTTCTGCTCCCCGTTGGTCAAAACAGAAACCCGCCTCTTCCTGCTTCCTGACGATCTTGGCAAACGCGGTTTCTATCTTCAAAGCCTTGTCGCTCATTGTATTCAATGAATACAGCTTATCCTTCAAAGCCCGCACTATTCTAACGTCTTGCTTACAATACTCCTCCAACGAAAAACTATAGGAATCGAATACTGGAGCATCTAGTTTCTTCATCCCAAGACGCGACCCCCAAGACTTCAGGGAGTGGCTTCCCGCAAGGTCGGGCGGAAGACCCAACGCAACATCTTCTTCTTTAAGGTTTGTCTTAAGCAGGCGGGACAGAACCAAGGTATCTACAATCTCAGCATCGAATTCCACACCAACCATTTTTGTGAGGACGGGAAGATCAAAGTTAATAATGTTGTGACCAACGATTAACTTTGCCGCCTTTAGAAGATTGCAGCCAACCTCAAGATCGACTTTAATAGGATCAGCATCATCCACCGCTACGCAAAAACAATAAATACTTTTTAAATCGCTTAACCGAGTCCAGTCTTTGATCTCGTTTGTTTCAATATCAAAATAGACAACCATCTTATTCTCCTTGTTCTGGGTAGTTGGCGTACATCTTAAGCTTATCTCTTAATTTCTCAAGAGCCCTATCGTGGTATTTTCTTGCCGTTGTAGCCTTGATCGGATCGTCGGGGTTTTTCTCCGTATACTTTCTTGCTATTTCTTCCCAACAATCTTTGTCCTTTGGAGCTTTTGGCAAGAGTTTGTAGCCGTACTTAGGACGCTCCCCATAACCGTATTTACACACAACCGAAATGAGTTGGGGACTAACGCCATATTGCCGAGAAAGATCAGCCTTTGTTTCGCCGTTAATAATTTTTCTTTTAATTTCTCTTACTTGTTCGTCTGTTAATAATCTTTTCCTCATATTCTTCCTTCTTGTCTAGAGAGATTACCGCTTTCTTAAGTAATAAGAACACCTTTATTCTAACCATATCTTTAAAAAGATTGTTTTTTAAGCTTTTTTCGCAATCAACTAAATGCCTTGCATACTTGATTACATCTAGTGCCGCCCTTCTTAACTTTTGTTGTCTGTATTGCATTTCCACATATTAGCTACACATTGCTTAATGGTGGGTCGAGGGGGACTTGAACCCCCAACCTACGGATTAAAAGTCCGCTACTCTACCAGTTGAGTTATCGACCCGCATTATGGGGGTGGTGGGACTTGAACCCACAAGGATTTTATTCCGGCAGATTTTAAGTCTGCTGCGTTTTCCGATTTCGCCACAACCCCTAAAATCAAAGATCATCGTTACTGATTTCAGTACCGCTAGGAGTAGTGAGCGTCTCAAGCAACCGACCCGTGGACTTATTGTAAATAAGAGTTGAGGCAACGCCTGTATCTCCTGTAAATCTGTTTTTCAGGACTCGTACAGTAAGTTCGTTTGGCTGTTCTCCTTGTTGGTTTCTTTCTAATCCAATAACCGAATCGGCGAGTTGGGCAATAGAGTGAGAACCGCGTAGTTGGCTCAGAGATGTAGCCACCCCCTCCTCATGCCCACGGTCTGCATCGGGCCTGCGGAGGTGGGACACAACAAACATAGCAGCTTGTGTTTCTTCCACCAACGAACGCAGGGATGTCATAACATTATCAATCATCCTACGCTCGTCCCCGTCCCCCAACCCACTCACAACAATGGATAGGTGGTCTAGGAAAAGGTAATCACACCCGCATGATTTAATCATGTACCGCGCCCTAGCCAACAAGTTTTCGGGATCAACAGAACCAAAGTGGTCAAAAAGAACAACCTTCGAAACAGTAGCCTCAAACGCCTTGCGCTTATCCTCTTCTGTTATCCCGCGTTCTTTCCAGAAATATGTGGGGGTACTTAGATACACGCCCATTAGATTTCTTCCAGTCCTCTTGACCGACTCCTCCAACATCAGAAGACCAACCCTTTTGCCGCTCCTAATCAGATGGCAAACAAGTTCCCTGCAAACGGAGGACTTTCCAATTCCGGTTCCGCTTGTCAAAACAACAAGCTCGCCCTTTCGTATGCCTAAAAGTTTTTCATTTAGTCCTGACCATGGATACGGGATGGAATCGTTCCTATCTTCTTCGTTGATTGTGTTCCAGAGGTCTTCGCCAAGAACAACGCCATCTGGCCTATAAGCCTTAGCAGCATAGACGGCATCAATAATTCTCTTGCCCTCTCCACCAACCAAAGCTTCATTAGCGTCTTTAAATCCCGGTATGGTTGCTATCCGAGCTTTTCCCGGAGTCAGTAGAACAGCGCATTCTTTGGCTGCTTTCCTTCCCGCCTCGTCATCGTCAAACATAATGACGACAGTCTCAAACTTCTCCAACCATTCTAGGTTGTTCTGGAAAGACTTGTATGCGCCTGCTGCACCGCTAGGTACGCTGACTACGGGCCACTTATTACCAAAGACCTGACCAACGGACATGGCATCTAGCTCCCCCTCTGTTACCGTTACCATCTTCCCGCCGTCTCGCCAAAGGTTCATCCCGAAAAGAGGAAGCGATCTTGCGTTTCCGAGAATCAAAAAGTCCTTGGATGGGAAGCGGAGTTTCTGCGCGGATACCGATCCCTCTTTGTAGTACTGGGCGATATGAACAGCCTGACCGTTGTACTCCCCAACACCATACTTCCAGAATGTACAGGTTTCCTGCGTTATCCCCCTTTTGGACAGGGTTGAATACTCAACCTCAATTAAATTAGAATTTTTATTTTCTACACAAACCACAGCGTTGTTCTCCTTTGATGGTTCGAAGTGATTGCATCCAAAACAATAACCGTGTCCGTCACTAAATCGGGCAAGATTATCCCTGCTGTTACACTTTGGGCAGGGCTCGTGTCTTACAAACTTTGATGGCGTTGGCTCTTTCATCTAGCGTTCTCCAATTATGCTAAATTTTTATTCCTAACAAAACACAGAAACCTCTACTTTTTCCTTAGCCGCGTAAACCTTCTCAACAACCAACCTAATGATCTGCGAATCGTCCTTCCAAGCCCACCCGTTTAGCGAGTCTAACACAGCCTTGGCATAGTTGTCAACATCCCCTACAGGATAAGACTTAGAAGGCTTCTTTGGCTTGGCGCAAAAACAGACTACAGAAACTTCAATAGGTTGGGATAGCGGACATTCTTTCGGCGAAACCGTTCTTCCTAGTAATGTCCGCATCTCCCGCCTAAACATTTCGTATTTTTTTCCATAGTACGCAAATCCTTTACGACTAACCCGAGGCCTAGATGCGGCAACAGGTGAGATTGGAAAAATAAACGAACAGAAAAACCTCATGTATTTTTAGTACGTTTCTTTGACTTACTCTTAGCCTTGCTATTGGTTTGTGTGCGCTTGTTGCAATTACAATTACATTTAGCCATTACTTTTTACACTTTCTATTCTTTGGACAGGGGGTTTTTGATCCGCCGGGTCCGCTCCACAAATCTTTGCAGGCCCAATATTTGGCGGACAATTTGTTATCGGCAGAATCACAGTTGTGTCTGGCTTTGAAAGATGCTCTCGCGCCAGAACTGTAATTATTGCCGTAACCGGCTGCGCCGTAATGGATAATTTTTTCTTTTCCATTATCGCAAGCTTTAACAACCCTCTTTTTATTAGGGTTGGGCGACTTGCGCGGCTTGTTGCAGGGCATACTGGCTTTATCTAATTTCTTTGCCATAGTTAAACCACTCTCCAATTACATTTTCAAAAGTCAGCATCAAGGCTTGTTGCCTTTGTCTGCTCCAAGAAACGAGTCTGGCTTGCTTCCTGATCTGCCTTAAAGCCAAAAGATACAAAGGAATCTCCCGGCGTAAACTCGACCAAGCGCAAAACCTGAACAGCCTTCATTCGAAGCGACACACCCGCACCAACCATCGCTGTAAAATACGGAACAACTTGGAAGGCTACACGAATCTCGCTGCCAGACCCAATGGAGGGGATGGGATCATAGGGATTGCCCAACGAATCATAGATAATCGGTCGTTGAGTCCAAGACTTCTCTACGTTTCCAGCCTTTGCCTTAAGCTTAAACTTAATTCTCAGAGTCTTTGAAAGACCGCCCTCAACCCCCTCCTCGTCCTTGAAAGGCATTGGGGCGCGTTTCAGGTTTTTGCGACCGTGTTCCTCACACAGCGTCTGGTAACTTCTGTCAGCGGACTCCTGTAGCGAGGTCAGGAACGCCGCAGCCTCCTCATCCTCCTTGTCCAGACGCAGATCAACGCTGTAGACACCGTCCTTGTCAAACTTAGTGTCTGGTTCGTTCAGGCGGGGGTACACAGCAATCCCCGTGGGCGTGGTCAGTTGTTCGAAGTTACTTCCGTACTTAGATCTCTTCATTTTACTCATTATCTCCTTTTGCATAGACTTCAGTTATCTTATTCAATCTTTAATTGAAGTAATAGTCTGAAGTCAAAACCTTGGTTACATCCAAAGCACCATACTTTGGAACATCGGGGAGCATAGCAGAAGATGGTAGGAGCGTCAATGTGGAGTCACGAAAATTTCTAAAAATTTCTTCTGAAAAAAGTTTTACCGTGGATTGACGAACAGCCAAAGAAACCTTTTTGTAGTCGGGGGCTAGGCACATCAGTTGGTCGTGAACAGCCCCTAAGTGGTTGATTCCAAGGGCTTTGCAGGCAAGTACCGTTTCTCCAAGAAGACCACCAAACCCATCTAGGGAGTGTACGAAGTTGGCAGGACCACCATTGAGTGCCTTGCGGAGAGACTGAACACCGTTCTCAACCCGAAGAGACAAAAGTTTAGCTTTGGCTCCTACCTTGGTGGAGACGGTTATAGAGTCGTAGTTTTCATACCTCATGCGAACAGGAAAACCTAGTGGAGTGTTCCAAAACGGTGTTACATCATTTTCCACCATTGCTTTTACGCACTCTCTAATAAACCGCATTCCTACTTGAGCAGAACCCACAACATCCCCGATAGATTCCCAAATGGTATTACCCAGTAAACGATTTAATTGGTATAAGTTTATACTATTTTGGTCTATATTACTTTTCTTTAACTTTTCTTCTAACCATTCTTTTGTATAAGTAATACAAGAGTGTTGGGTAAGTCCGTAAGGTAATGTCATTGTTTGTCTTTTGGTAGTAGTTCGATCTAAACCTAAAGAAAGTAAAAATCTAGCGTCTTCTGTATTTATGTTCTTTAGTCTGTGAATAACCTTATCCGCTACAGATTTATAAGGGTCCGAAGGTATTTCTGAAGGAAGAACATTGGTGGCAGCAGCAGCAACTTCATCCCTCAACAACATAGAGTATATCTGGAGTCCTTGTGTTGTTGCGTCCATGCCTACTGGTAAAT